GAAAAAGAAGATTGTGTTACTAGGTTTTACGCGACAGGAATATGCGATAATTATGTTGGCATTAAGAAATGTGTTAACACGTGTAAACAGTGACCGGCAAGACGTAGTACTATCTTTAATAGACCGGATGTATTCTAAAATTGCTTGTTTTGTAGATACCGACGAATTTTATAAGGAGAGTAAGCCATGCCAAAAAGAAGAAAACGATTAACAGCAGTAGAAAAAGAATACCGTAGAATACGTAAAAATTTGCAGGCTTGGGTACGTGCAGAAAACCGTCGTGGTTTTATCTATGACACAGAAAAGCTTATTCCAAAGATTCCGAAAAAAATTACTCGTGGTTCCATAAACCGTCTTAAAAAACTGACACCAGAAAAACGTCGCTCTTACGCAACTGCATATGTTGATTTTAACACAGGTGAAATATTTACGCCAAAAGAAGGACGCAAACGATACAGGCAAGACCGTAAGCTGTATCAGGAAACAGGAAATATGGACGTGTTTGCTACAGCACCAGACATTTCCAGTGTTATACTAGAAAATTTTTATGACCTCATTTCGTCCTATGTTTATGGACGTTGGGATAGGCGTGTTACAGACAGACGCGATATGGCGAAAAGTTGGATAGACAGAATCGTAAATACTTACGGTGCAGATGCGGCGGCACAGATGCTAGAAGAAGGAAAGCGTAAAGGTAATTGGCTATCCGCCAAAGAAGCCTATGATGCAATTAGACTACAAGCATCACTTAACGAAATGCTAACATATTTGAAAGTACCAGAAAACGAAAAAAGGTCATTCATGGAAAATGAATTTTATGACGAGGAATAGTACGGTATAATTATGCGAATATTTTCGTGCGACTTTGAGACAACTGTAGATGATGATACAAAACAACAAACTAGTACTGAAGTATGGAGTGCGGCTATTGCAGAACTGTATTCAGATTTTGTTACAATGTATAATAATATTCATGATTTTATTAAGTTCTTTCATAATCTTTGTGAAGAAAAAGTGATTGCATATTTTCATAATGTAAAATTCGACGGTAATTTTCTGCTCAATACTCTCATGGAAAATGGATATAAATTCCATCATCGCAAGAAACCATACGAAAAGCTTTATAAGGGGGAATTCGACGCAATGATTTCAGGACAGAATCGCTGGTATTCCATTACTGTCTGCACAGGACGGACATTAATAGAAATACGAGATAGTGCAAAACTTATGCCAATGACGCTAGCACGAATGGGAAAAGCGTTTAATACTAAACATCGTAAACTTGAAATGGAGTATAAAGGAGAACGTCATGCTGGCGGTTTAATAAAACCCGAAGAAATGCAGTACATAATAAATGATGTTTTGGTACTTAAAGAAGCTCTTGAATTTATGCTAGATTCTGGCAACACTCGTTTAACGATAGGAAGTAATTGTATAGCTGAATATAAGAAGTGTTTTGATAAAGAGCAATGGAACGCAATGTATCCAGATCTTAAAGCAATTACACTTGACGAACAAGCTTACAAATATCCGAATGCAGACGCATATATACGTCGCTCTTATCGTGGAGGTTGGTGTTATTGCAATCCAAAATATATGAATAAATGGATAGACGCAGATGGTATGACGTATGATGTAAATAGTCTTTACCCATCTGTTATGCATTCCAAAAGCGGTAACATTTATCCAGTAGGTAAGCCTACATTTTGGACAGGCAACAAAATACCCGAAGAAGCTTTGCAAGAGAATAGAGTATTTTTTGTAAGACTGAAAGCGCGGTTTACAATAAAGCCTAACCACTTGCCTACAATGCAGATTAAAGATAGTCTTATGTATAAGTCCACAGAATGGCTAACCTCTTCGGACGTTCAGTTTGGCGGTAAAAAATACGCGTATTATTACGATGCAGATGGTATACTGCAATTGGCATACGCAGAATTTACGTTAACAAGTCTTGATTATAAACTGTTTTTGGAACATTACGATATACATGAAATTGAGATTTTAAGTGGATGTTATTTTAATGCAGTTTCTGGATTATTTGATGAGTACATAGATAAATATATGGCAATGAAAATGAACTCCGAAGGAGGTGCACGAGAAGAAGCAAAGCTTTTCCTAAACAATTGTTATGGCAAACTTGCAACAAACGATGATAGCAGTTATCAGGAACCATATTTAGACGAGGACGGATTGCTCAGATTTATTTTGCATGAAGAGCACAATAAGAAAACGCTTTCCATAGCACAGGGAAGTTTTGTAACATCCTATGCGCGCTACTTTACAATCACACATGCACAGGCTAACTACGATAACTTTATTTATGCCGACACAGACAGCTTGCACATGTTTAAATGTGAACCAAACAAAATTGTAGAGCATTCCTCAAAATTGCTGTGCTGGAAGTTAGAATCTGAATGGAGCCGTGCAAAGTTCATACGCCAGAAAACCTACTGTGAATTTATCCGCAAGGAAAACCATAAAAAAGTGACACCTCATTGGGAAATTAAATGTGCGGGGATGCAAGACCGTACGAAACAGTATTTGCTTGCTACAAGACCTATCACATGCTTTGATTATGGATTAACGTTAAATAGTCAATTAAAGCAGAAGCAAGTGAAGGGAGGGATTCTTTTGGTGGAAGCAGATTTCACACTTTACAAGCAAAAAGCGTACAAGCCGCCGAAATCTTTTGGTAAAGTGCTTGACAAAATACAGTAAAACATGGTATAATGAATTGTAACAAGTTAATAGACCAAAACTAAACAATAGGTACATGAAAGGAGAGGTGAGAATATGAGAGGTCATATCACCAGAACATTCAAAATCACAGAAGCTACAATCGCGTATTTTGATACGCAGTCAGGTCAGGTTGTAACCCTTCCTGAAAAGATTACCGGAAAGAAGCTGGGGGACACAAAGAAAATCCTTAAAGAAGCAACAGCAAAGTGGCCTGAACATGAGGGCAAGCTTATCTGTCTTGGAACAGCAACAGTAGAAGAGACAAGAGTCATGAGCGAAGAAGATTTTATTAAAAATTCTTTTGTTGTACCAGATGGAGACGCAGAAATTAAGGAAGCTTTCGGCGTAACGGAATAACCAGTAAACCATGTTAATGAATATGACAAATAAGGAGAGAAAAGAAAATGAGAGATTTAATTAACACCACTACCGACAAAATGATGCTTTACAATGCGCGTACTGTAAACGGTAAACAGATGCAAGACTTTGTGGGCGATGAGTTTTCCGTAACTGATATCGTGCAGTACGAAACCGAGAGAAAGAACACAAAGGAACCGGAACTGGGAGTATGCACCGTACTGTTTACGGCAGAAGGAGAAATGTACACAACTATGTCCCCTACGGTAAACGATTGTGTTCAGAATCTTGTAGACATTTTTGGAGAACCTAGCGCAGAACACCCTATCAGGGTACAGATTGCGTCGGGCACATCTAAATCAGACAGAGAATTTTTACAGCTTAAAGCTATCTAAAAAACACATTTTTATATCTGCAATTATTAGGGGCGTGAAAACGTCCCTATTTTAATATAAGGAGGAACACATGGGTAAGTACTATGACATATCCAGATTGCTAAGCAAGAAAGACCTGAATGGTAAAACACCAGAATTATTTATTGCAGCAGGTAATCGTACAGCCGGAAAAACATTCTCAGCAAAACGAACAATTTTTGAGGATTTTTTGAACGATAATAAGCGCAAATTTATGCTACAATACAGATACAACTATGAGTTATCTGACTGTGAAAACTCATTTTTTAGCGACATTGCACAGCTATACCCTCCTGACTTTGAAATGCACGCAAAGTCTGAAATGAGAGGGGCTTATAAAGTTCTCTATCTGAACGACACAGAATGTGGATTCGCGACATTCCTAAATAATGCTGACACAATAAAGAAGGTTTCTTCTCGATTTATAGAAGTAGAGAACAGATTCATGGACGAATTCCAATCTGAAACTGAACATTATTGTGAGAACGAGATTTCAAAATTTATTAGCATTCAAAATTCAATAGCCAGAGGTTTCGGAAAGCAGACACGTTATGTTAGAAACATTTTATGCGGAAATAACGTATCAATTTTGAATCCATATTACAAGGCTCTTGGAATTCAAAAACGGTTGGAATCCGACACAAAATTTTTGCGCGGTGATGGATGGGTTTTAGAGGTAACGGAAAATCAAGCCGCAAAAGAAGCCCTACTTTCCAGTGGTTTCAACCGCGCTTTTAGTGAATCAAATTACGTACAATTTGCATCGTCAAATAAATACATGCTTGACACCTATTCGTTTGTTCGGAAATTGGAAACCAAAGATAAATATTACTACTGTACGATAACCATAAACGACGGTGTTTTAGGAACCGCAGAAAACATCGGTGTTTGGATAAACAAGGACTGTATTTATTTTTCCAGCAAAGCAAACGAAAAATTCAAACTTAAATTTGCGTTTGATGCGAACTCCCATTTTGAGGATACCTATTTACTCTCCCAGCTTTCCGAAACGGCTATGTCATTCAAGCGTTATTACAATGCCGGAAAAGCGTGGTTTGAAAATGTGGATATCAAAAAAGAAATGCTTGACATATTGTCATATTTATGATACACTTATATTGAGTAGGAGTGTTTAAATTTTGGTAGACTGCTGAGGGAAAGCGGTAATACGCTGGCAGTCCCATACCGGCTTGCAATCCCGCATTTCGATTTTTAGACGCTCCTATTTCTTTAAATGTGGGATTGACGAAATAAGGGAAGGAGAAAGACGCATGAATGAGAAGCTTTTGAGGATGCTAAGACGGATAGCTGGTACAGAACTGGAAGAAGGCGAAGTCTACGACGAAACTTTTATTGGTTCCGCAATCAATGAAGCGGCGGCGTATTACAGTGAAGTGGAACGTGACCGCGACAGAATCCGTGCACAGTACATCAATGACTTTACAAAGCCCAGTGTTGCTGAGGAAGAAGTTATTGCAGATATTGCGCAGAATGAAGAAAAGAAAGAAGTCCCAACCATTAAGATTGAGGACTATCTAAACCTTTAAAGGAGGATTAAGAAATGGCAGTAAAAAATGCAGTATCAAATGTTCCCGCATTGCTTGCGGACTTTAGAGCAAGTTTAGCTGGCACAGAATATGAAGGACTTTTGCCGGAACCCGTAAGTACGAACATTCGTGAGTTCGGCGGTACGATGATGAATTATGAACCTGTAATGAACCGGTTCTTCGACTTTCTGGTGAACAAGGTTTCCTTCACTAAAGTAAACAAAATGTACTTTACTAATCCCTTCGGTTTTGCAAAGCGTGGTATGATACCGTATGGATATACGATTGAGGATATCTGGGTTGACATTGCAACAGCGCATGCTTATGGTGAGGACACCGATCCATGGGCAATGTTAAAGACTGAAAAGCCTGACCTGAAAGTTGCCTACCACAACCGTAACCGGGAGGACTATTTTAAACAGACCATTTGGAGACGAGATTTACAGGCCGCTTTTTATTCCGAAGAAGGTGTTGCGTCTCTGGTAGACAGAGTTATAAATGGTATGTACACCAGTAATGATGTTGCTGAATTCGCGTACACACTTGCTCTGTTTGTTGATTATGTTGACAGCGGAAAGTTTAAATTGGTTCATGCCGACGAACCGACCGATGAAGCAAGTGCAAAGAGCTTTCTTACCGCTCTTAGAATTGCGTCTAATACATTACGTTTTCCTACTCGTTCCATGAACGCCGCCGGAGTTATGAACACAACGTCTCTGGAAGACCAGCGTCTTTTCATTACCCCAAAAGCAGATGCTGTTACCAGCGTACAGGCTCTTGCTTACGCGTTCCATATGGACGAGGCTAGATTCCTTGGAAGAATAACCTTAATTCCGGAGATTCCGAATCACCCCGAAATTATAGCCATCATTGCCGACGAGGAATTTTTGAACATTTATGATAATCTCTTCGAAGCAAACGATTTCTATGACCGGGAAAAACTCTCTTGGAATTACTGGTTGCACGTATGGCAGACTTACTTCCTTTCTCCGTTCCACAATGCCATCGCGATTACGACTGCGGCTCTTCCGACAGTTGCCAGTGTAACAATTGCCGGTGCTGACACCTACACCCCCGGTGGAAGTTCTGTTTATACAGCAACAGTAACCGGAACAAACAACCCGTCTCAAGCTGTAATGTGGTCGGTTCTCGGAAATACATCTTCCAGTACACGTATGAATGATCAGGGTGTATTGAGCGTAGGAGCCGAAGAAAAAGGAAAGCTTACTATTTACGCTACTCCGTATCTCGATAACTCCGTTCACGGGGAAAAGGCTGTTACTGCGGCAGGTGGCTGAAAATAAAGGCGGTGCATGAACATGGAATTTATGACAGATGTAGAAACAAGAGCAATGCAATCAAACGTATTCCAGCTTTTAGGGTATATTCCCGTAGCTGAAAATCGACAACTTTATTTCGTGTCAGAAGCGGCTAGAGACAGTTATTTTGACGGCAAAGTGATAGCTGGAAATTTTACGTTTAAATACATACGTGAGCATAGGGCATTACAGGTAAACTACAATGCAGAAACGTTACTTGCATCTAACTACATGCGGTTTAGAAACACGCAGTATAACGGTATTTGGATGTACTGTTACGTAGACGCAATTGAGTATGTTAATCCTAAGACCTCATTAATACGCTTTCATTTGGACGCGTGGCAGACGTATTTTAATAACGTAGTAATACGTGATTGCGATATTGCGCGTGAACATGCACCGCGTGGCTATGCTTATAACTATAATACGGTTGTGGAACCAGTTGATTATGGAGATTATGTTATCAATCAGGAAAGTGTATACACGCTTGATTCGCTGTCTGAGGTTAACACCTATTTGATAATTTCCACAGCTGACCTTGTTAATTCTGGAGGAACCGAAGACGAGATAATTATAAAAGGTGCCCCCGGTTGTGAAATAAATGGTTTGCCATCTGCGGCAGGTGTTTATTACGTGGACGAAAACACGTCAAGCTTGCGTGATATATTTGCAAGTTTATCTGACTACGCGTGGGTTGCACAATCTATCATTTCTGTGTTTCCTTTTCCCGCCGATTTCGTTCCAAAACAAGGGATATTTTCTAGTGCCATGGGATTTAAAATCGGTGTGTGCTACGGAAATACAAGCCCTAGAAAACGTGTAATTGATATCAACTGGCAGTCCATGTTACCAGCGTACACACAGAAAAAATTATATTGTTACCCGTACAGCTTTTTTGAGATAGTGATGCCGTCTGGAAACAAGGTTGTTTTAAAGCCGGAATTAATAAACGGTGCAACGTTATCTATTTCCATCACCGGAAGTCCCATACCAGATGGTACACTATTAGCGTCGGCAAATGACTATGACGGAAACATTAACAACAGTGATTTACTAAACGCTGGAACAAGCTTTTCAGGTTTCCCGTCATTTCCTGTGCAGAACAACCAATTCATTTTGTCAAAGTCACAAGCAGTTAGTACTAACAATCTAGTGCACAGCCAGAATCGTACAAATATTGTTATTGGTGCAATCTCCGGTTTAGCAAGTGGAATTGGTCAGGCAGTTTCAAACGAGGGTGACGCAAGCGGAATTGTTAACGCAATTGCGAATACGTTCCAGAGCGCAGTTAGGGAACAGCAATCATCCGAGAGAGACAGACAGAAAATTGATATGATGCAAAGCGCGATAGGTCTTGCTGGAAACTCGTCCGGTGGAAGTGAAGCGGTATTGATGGCGGTAAACGGTTCTCTTGATGTTATCATACGCGCGTATACGGTTAAACCAGAATTCCGTTCTAAACTGCAAAGTTACTTTGATGCTTACGGGTACAAGTCTAACCGTATCGGAATACCATATTTAAACAATCGTCCTAGATTCAATTATGTAAGGTGTAATACCGTTAACATTTATGGTAATATACCGAATGAGCATTTAGATACCATAAGAAGCATGTTTTTAAACGGCGTGACATTTTGGCACGATTATGAAAACGTGGGAACTTATGGAAATAATGAATAGAAAGGAGGGATAAAATGGGGAGACGCAGTATAAGCCGTGATCCGCTCGGTCTGTGTGGCGTAGGGTATGACCAGAAAATTATGAGCGGTGTAAATCGAGATTGGACGTACTGGAATTATCTTAGATATCTATACGTTTTAGCGATTAGCCGTTTTAAGTGGAATAATTTGCCTGATACCGTTTCAGAACGAGTGATAGAACAGACGCTAATTATGAAAGGAAATTGTCTGTTTTTTGAGAACCCGGTTATAGGCATGGTAGCCCTTCCTTCCGCAAACACTGGTAAATTTAACATTTACAACATTCCCAGAATCCGTCATGTTAATACGGCAAACGGATACCATACTGTACGGTATGAAGATAACAGTGTTTTGGTATTTAATGATGCGACCTATTCTCCGTTTGTACCAATCATCGAATATTATGCGCAAAAGTTGGCGCGTGTGGAACTCGCAAAGGATGTAAATATTACCTTGCAGATGAGACCTAAAATTATTCGTACGAACAAGGACAACGAGAATTCGATGCGTCAAATGATTAATAACACGCAACTCGGTTTACCGTATATTTTTTACGATGATTCAGACGAATTCATTTCTGAAACTGACAAACCGGAAGTTCTGGATTTAAGTACACCAATTATTACGGAGCCGCTTGACAAAACAAAAATGGCGATTCTTGGGGAATATCTTTCATTGCTAGGTTACAACAACATTTCCGTGTATAAGGCGGAACATCTTACTGTAGACGAGGGTAACGCAAACAATGAGCACATTATGGGATTCAGAAATAATGCTTTGAGAAGCCGAGAAATTGGTGCAGAACAAGTCAACCGAATGTTTGGAACTAACATAAGTGTAGAATTTGATGCAAATGCACTTGCTAAAGTTGATGGAACTTTACAGCCTAGCGATACCTCTGATAGAGAGGGGTACGGGACAGGCGAGACAGAAGAGAAAGAGGGTGACGAATAATGGCATATTATACAACAACATTACGTGACATAATTTATCATTATTCACAGGACAAAAACCCCGAAGCTCTTGCTAAACAAAACGCTGGTGAAGGGAGATACCCTTTCTTTAAACCAGAATATGATGTGCCTGTTTGGGAACGAATAGCAACAGCCGAAAAGAGCATGATTGACAAAAATATTCAGTTCTTCTCTGAACAAATGAAAGATGATTTCTTCCAGCTTTTTTGTACTGACAATTTGATGCGAGAAATTGAGTACGAAAGTGTTACGATGTTTTTATTACGATTTAATGGTAACATAAGACGCGTAATATGGAGATACAATAAACTTTACGAAATCATGCAGAAAGATTTTGACTTGCTAAATTCATTTTCAGACGAAACTAGCCGCTCGGTTAATGAGGGAGAAAATACCGAAAACTCTGGAAACATGCACACCAGCGCAACAAACACCAACAAGAATGTGTATGAGGACACACCGGAAAGTGCTTTAGGGAATGAGGACTACGCTACTAACATAACAACAGACAATGGTAGCGGAAGTAGTGATTCCAATTCCTCTGATAAGGGAGAACGTAAACGGGATTTGACAGAAACGGTCACTCATAAAGGCTTCACTATTCCACAAGGAGAAGTACTCAAGCGAAACCGAGACACGTTACCTGATGTGATTGGGGAAATGGTGAGAGAGGTAAGCCGTGGACTGTTTCTCAAAATTTTTACATTTTAGAAGGGAGGTAATAATATGGATATCGAAAAACCTAAAAAAGTGTGCAATCCTCCATCGTGGCTTTCTCTTCCATCGGCGTGGGACTGGTCAATTTCTTTTGAGGAAAATCTCGGAAAAATCCTGTACAACGTAAACGTGATTGTGCAGTATCTGGAAGATTTACAGACGAATTATGAGGAATACACAGACAAGGCGATTGATGCTTTACGTGTAGAACTCACAGCTGTGATTGACCAGTTAAGAGATTATCACGACAGAACACTTGCAGAATTACGTACGTATGTAGACCAGCAAGATACGTTTTACTGGAATGAACATCTTAAAGACGTTGTGCGAATCGAGGGAATGATAACAGATTTACGTACATACGTTGATACTAATTTCAAAGATATTCGTGACAAGCACGCAAGCGACGTTGTTAAAATCTATGCGGATATGGATGTTATGAAGCAAAATTTAACTGCTTATGTTGATTCCAGCATAGAAAGAACAAGAGCGTGGGTTCAGGAAGAGTTAGACAAACTGCGACTGGAAGTAGACGAAATTAATGAAGATGGATTCCGAATCGATAATCCGACAACGGGTTTGCGCGACCACGTTGGAAACACTGTTACGGATGTTTGGAATGCTTTGAGAGTTCACGCTATCACGGCGGCGCAGTTTGACGAGTGGTTCGAAGCTTTTGGAAATGTGGGGACTGACTTCCAGAAATTATATATGACAGCCATTGACTTTGATGTACAGGCTTACCGAATCATGTATGAAAAATACAAGCATCGGATTTACAATCCCATGACAGGAGAGTGGGGGAGAATCCAGACAGCAATAGAAGATGTTGCAAGCATGGATAACGAAATGTGCCTTACAGCAAGTGAACGGGATAACATTTTACAGTTTAATGATGCCGACTATAAGAAGTACAACGTGACCGCTTATTTCTGGGACAGAAGCTCTATACAGATTTTTGATACAAATAATATCCAAACGATAGAGCGTTCAGCAAATGGTTTCAAAAGAAAGTTTAAAATTGTTGGAACGTATGACGCACCAGAAGTTACAGAAGGCACTGTTCCATATCTTATCAAAGCAGGCCTTCCTGTTACTGCCAAGCGCATAGATTTAATCAACGCTATTGTGGCACCAGAATTAAGCAACAGCGGAACTTATCAAACAGTTTCCAGAAATTATCTGGAAAGCGTGGAACATAATTTATGGGAAGTTGACTTTAACGTAAATGTGTTAAACGTTACAACAGAAAACGATTTACACATCATAGAAGCCCCCGTAATTATGTACATCGAAAATGTTGCTCTTAAGGGAGGGATAGCTTAATGTTTACAAGACAGACTCCATACTACAAGCTCGGAATTTACAACAAAATGGACGCACCATACCCCAATGAAGATTGGACAGCAAACTTCGCAGAAATTGATACGGATATGAATAGCAATGGAACACTTGCAAACCGGATTTTACAGCGGGCAAATGAAATCATTACTAGAGTAGCACAGATAGTTTCCATTAATGTTAACATGCGCGAACAGTTAACATTGGCAGAAGCAAAATTTCATGAACAGGATGGTAACGCCACAACTGCTGTCACTGTTGCAACAAATGCCGCTACACTTGCTAACACCGCTTTGACAAATGCAAACAATGCGACAGACAGCGTAAGTAAATCGGTTGCTCTGGTTACACAGGCACAGCAAGCAAACAATAATGTTGCTATTTCTATTTCAGGCTTAGACCAGAGAATAGCCGCTCTGGAAAATGGTTAATAATGGTTCACGTGAAACATGTAAAAGGAGGAAATCAAAATGAGTAGTACAAACAAAACACCCAACTATGGACTTCCGCAGTACATCGACACCGATAAACCCACATTCCTTGGAGACTTTAACGATGCAATGGGCATTATCGACAAGGGTATGAACGACAACAAAAATTCTGCTGGTGAAGGTTCCAATAAAATGGATGAAGCCAACGCGAGAATTGAGGACGCTGAGAAAACGTTGACTGAGACTCAGAATCAGGTGGATAGTATTAGCGGGTTAGCAGATACCATAGAAACTAAAGTTCAAACTGCGTTGACTCAAGCAAATGATGCGGCTACGAAATCTGGACAGGCTAATACCAATTCTACAGCGGCTGTGAAAGCGGCGAATCAGGCTAGCACAGATGCCAATACGGCGTTACAGCAGGCTCAGGGAAATGTGAGTCAGATTAATGGACTGGACGCGAGGGTTGCAGCACTTGAATCAGCACCTAAAGTTACAGTAATAAAAACAAATTATTCCATTGGCTCATGGGCTCCGAATATTGCAAGTGGAAACAGAACTAATTCATTTAGCATAGACGCGCCTGACGGAACTAAAATTTCAAAGGTTAATTTAATAAATGGAAAGACTTCAGGCACTGGCTCATCTCTTCTAGTTAGAGAAAATGACGTGTCAGGAGAAGTAATATTTCAATACATTAATTCAAATTTTCCAACTACAGCTGAAAAAGAATTATCAAATGAAGTAACAAGATTAAGTTTAGTTTACAGTCAAGATGCGCAAAGCGCTGGAAGACTTGATTTTAGTATAGAAATAACACTTGCTAAAAAATGATAACCAGTAACGCGTACTTACAGTTACCGGACATGACAGAAAACGCTACAGAACTATGGCCATTATTCAAAGCTATGGGATGGACAGAATATGCGATTGCTGGAATGTTCGGTAACTTGCAGACAGAAAGTACTTTTAATCCGGGAATCTGGGAAGGGTTAAATGCGGGAAATACCAGTGGAGGTTACGGTCTGGTTCAGTGGACACCAGCAACAAAGTACTTTAATTGGTGTAGAGAAAATGGCTGGACAGACTACAGCAATTATGAACACCAACTTGCACGTATACAATGGGAACTTGAAAATCGAGAACAGTATTACCCTACAAGTAAATATCCATTATCGTTTGCTGAGTTCATAAAATATACGCCTGACACCAGCATTGGAATGACAGACGAGCAGTGCGTTAAATATCTTGCCGATGCGTGGTTGAAAAATTATGAACGTCCTAGCAATCAGAATCAGCCAAAGCGCGGAAGTCAAGCATGGTACTGGTATCAGGTACTTGCTCAAGGAGAACCAGAACCGCCGCCTGAACCTCCTACTCCCCCACCTGATCCGCCACCTGAGCCGGAACCGGAAAATGAATATTTATACTTGTGGGAATGGAATGGTAATTTTTATCTTAAAATGACACATAATCCATTGTATTTTTTACCGTGGCAAGTTAGACGTATTAGTACAGATATTGTAAAATATAGAGATACCTTGTTTTATTTTATTGGAAACGGGTACTACAAACCGAAAGGATAGAAATCATGAAAAATATGGAGATAGCAATACACAGCGGACTTACACTTTTACTTACATGGATAACGGCAGAAACGCAAGCTATGTTTCCAGTCATGGTTATACTTCTGTGCTGCATGGCTGTGGATTTTATTAGTGGCTGTGCAAACAACGCGGAAAAAGAAGGTTTAAGTTCTAAAGCGGGTGTTAAGGGAATTGTTAAAAAGGTAGGATATTTATGCGTGATAATTGTAGCTATGTTCTTTGATTACATTATCATGTATGCGCTGTCTATTATGGGGCTGAAATATGAGATTACAATGTTCTTCGGTTTACTGGTAACTGTATGGTTTATCTTAAATGAGTTGCTCAGTATTCTGGAAAACGTTGCTGGTTTGGGAGTGCCGATACCTGACTTTTTAACTCGCTATGTAAAAGACGTGAGAGGAAAGATTAATAAAAAAGGGGAGGAAAACTTGCATGATTAAAGGTGTGGATTTAAGTGCGTTTCAAACAGATATTGATTGGGACAAGGCGCACAAAAAAATTGAGTATGCGATTTTAAGAGCTACTACAAAAAATAATAAACCGGATGCACTATTTTATGACCGTGCGGCTTCATGCAAATTATATGGGATTCCATATGATGTTTACAAATATATGTATGCCACCAATCAGGCCGATGCGTATGAGGAAATAAAGGGCGTGGTGAATCTTTTGTTGGACGTTTTCAAAGACAATGTTTCTGTTATCTATCTGGATGTAGAGGATGACAGTTTGCGCAAATTAGGTTCAGAAAAACTTACTAATCTTATTTGTTATGAAGCAAATATGATTAAAGAAGCCGGTTTTAAATTTGGCCTGTACACAGGATTATCATTTTGGAATGAACATAATTTCAACCATGATGAAGTGCTAAAATTACAGCCTATTGTGTGGGCGGCTAGATACCCACACGATAATAAAATAAATTCTTACCCTATTGAGGAAGATATTCCTGTGGGAAGTTTGAACCCGAATTTACCGAATCAGATAGGTTGGCAGTATACGAGCAAAGGTTTTGTGGATGGAATCAAACAGAAAGTTGACCTTAACGCGTTTGACGAAAGCATTTTAAGTCTGCATCCAAAAGAACTGTACGAACTGTTTCTGAATGACGTGTTTAACGGAGAGAGTATCAGCAAAGCTTTAGAAAGTATCGGTTTCGATGGAAGTTATGAGTACAGGAAAAAGATTGCGGCTGTGAATGGAATCCTTGATTATAAAGGAACAGCTGAACAGAATGTGCTTATGCTGAATTTGCTTAAAGCTGGAATTTTGATTAAGCCTTAATAACGTAAGAACGGTGGAGCCGTTTTGACTCCACCGCCTTGTTACTAATCGCGAGATTTCTTATGGATGTTTACTTTGAGGTTTGTTATCGATTGTGCGATTGAGAACAGACCTACTGCGATTAGTATGTTCGTATCTCCGGAGTAAATAAAGAGTGCTAGGGAGAGTACGATTAGAACGTAGTTAAGTACTATCATTTGTTCACCTCCTTTGTCGCTATACTCTATTATATCATATTTCAGGACATTTGTAAATAAAATACACCTGTTCTATAATGTGTAGAACAGTTGTAACAGTGGACTTAAAAATTGTCTTTTATGTGCTTTATAACTTGTGCAGTTATGGAACAGCCGATTAGATATACTATGAGTGATATTATTGCGGTTAGAGCGATTATGATAATTTCAATCATTTTGGAGTCCTCCGGTATTCTTTTGCCATGGTTAAGAAAGTATCGAACAGGTATTGCAAATACATTATCTCTAGTTCACCCTCAGGTTTTAAAACTCCCCGAATATCAGAATATGTTACTCTAAGTCTGTAAGCTTCTTCATATGTTAATTCACCTCCATAAAACAGTAATGAAATGCTTGTTTCTCCTGTTACTGGAATTGGCATAACGGAAACTTCATAGTTGCTAGCTGGTATTATCTCTAGGAATTTGTGGATATCTCTTTTAAAGAAGTCCTCAATCTGAAAATTTATATTTACCATATTTAATCCTCCCATAACGCGGTGTTCTTAAGACGTTCTATATAGTCTGGAAAATAATGCATCATATTATATTCTAGGGCTGTTTCAAAGGTTGACAATGAAATGTATAATTTAGATGTGTCTGTGATTCCATTAATAATATTTGAACCTGTAAAGTGAGAATTAAGAGTGATACATCCGAACTCATTTACATAAGCGGAAAATGATTCGCCCTCACTTGTTTCTATACAACAGACTCTATCATTGCGATAGAGTCTGAGATTATCTGAGCAAGTTTGCTCTACTAACTGTTCCATGATGGATTGAATTGCATCTAAGTTCATTTTGTATCCTCCTTTACATATTCCAAAGATAGTCGTTATAGTGTTCGTATTCGTAGTACTCTGGTTCGCAGTCGTATTCGTCTGCTGGCTCGTCGGGAATGAATTCGGGTTCTTCTGCGTGGATTAGATTGAGTTCGTCAATGTAAGCTTTCAGAAGAGAGTCAGATATGAGAGAGTACTTATAGATAAGAACTTCCTTATTCAGTTGTTTGTTATATTTTCTTGCTGTTAGAACTGCTTTTAATACTAGTTGTTCGTGATTCATTATAACACCTTCCCTCTGAATATTACTTGATTTTCTTTGAAACAACTTACTTCTGCATCTGGAAAGAAATAATAAGCGTGTCTAGCTTTACAAGTTACTGTGTTCTCTGAGTCATCTAATAATTCGATGTAGGTATCTTCATTCCACGCTGAATTGCACATATATAAATCTCCGAATTTTAAAGTAGAACCTTTTGTCATTTCTGATTCCTCCATATTCTATATTCTCTAGGTGTCATTGTACAGTAGCCGCCTTCGACCTTAACAGCTACGCAATCAGGATGATAAAGCTTTGCGTAATAGCGTGAAACCCATAAACCGTTTTCCCAGTTGAAACCTTTGAACTCGTCTTTCTTACACATATCATTTACCTCTCTTTCTGAATCCCTATATCTTGTTTCTATAATCATTATAGCATAGTGTGCTGGAAAATGCAAGCTTTATTTTCGTGATGGAGGACAGGGATTTTGGTTTTCCAAAGTGCATGTTTTGGGGCCGTAACAGATCGGAAGAGCACAC